TTCTCTCAATTTGATAATCTACCTAGTGATATACAACATGTATTAGCCAATATGTGTTTTCAATTAGGTAGACCAAGGCTATCCAAATTTAAAAATATGATTGCCGCTGTAGAAGATTTGGATTGGCGTAAAATGGCAGATGAAATGGAAGATAGTAATTGGTTTAAACAGACACCTAATAGAGCCAAGCGTCTAATAGCAATCGTTGATAGACAGCATTACAGAGAGAACCCACCAGTATGAGTAGAGAACTAACTGAAAGACAACAAAAGTTTTTATCTGTTTTATTTGATGAAGCAGGTGGAGACGTGGTAGCTGCTAAGAAGTTAGCAGGATATTCAGATAAGTCAAATACATCTGAAGTTGTAAAATCTATGAAAGATGAAATCATGGAAGCTACTCAATTGTTTATGAGTAGAAACGCACCTAAAGCTGCAATGGCTATGGTGGGTGGATTAAATGACCCTACTGAGTTAGGTATTAGAGATAAGATGGCAGCGGCAAAAGAATTGCTAGATAGAACAGGCTTAGTTAAAACTGAGAAGATGCAAGTTGAAGCATCAGGTGGAGTTGTTCTTATGCCGCCTAAACAAGTAGCACAGGAAAATGATGACAGCTAGGTCTATAGGTAGATGGAAGTTACCACAGCCAACAGATTTAAAAGATGAAACAGAATGGATACAGATACCTCGTATAGCTAGGACTATTCCATTCGGATATAAATTGAATGAAGATGATTCTTATTTATTAGACCCTATACCTAACGAGCTAGATAAATTAGAAATGGCTCGTAAATATGTGAATCAGTATTCTTATCGTGAAGTAGCTAATTGGCTAAGTAAACAAACTGATAGATACATTTCACATGTAGGTTTAAGAAAAAGATTGGATAATGAGCAACATCGTAAAAACAAAGCTAGAAGCTTACGCAAGTGGGCAGAGTATGCAGAAAAGGCAATCACCAAAGCGAAAGAAATCGAAGAAGCCAGAACAGGTGCAAGCCAAAAAAAAGAAGCAGGTAATAACTCCTAGCATACAAGTAGAAGAAAATATTGAGTCGTTAGAAGAATCACATAATGTAATCTTCAAACCTAACGAAGGACCACAAACAGATTTCTTAGCTGCTAGTGAAAGAGAAGTATTGTATGGTGGTTCAGCAGGAGGTGGTAAATCATATGCCATGCTTGCAGACCCTTTAAGATATATGGGTCATCCTGCGTTTAGTGGATTGCTACTAAGACATACGACTGAAGAACTTAGAGAACTTATATTTAAATCTCAGGAAATATATCCCAAAGTATATCCGGGGATTAAGTGGTCAGAAAGAAAGATGCAATGGGTTGCACCATCAGGTGCAAGGTTATGGATGTCCTACCTAGATAGAGATGAAGATGTACTTCGCTATCAAGGTTTAGCATTTAGTTGGATAGGCTTTGATGAATTAACGCAATGGTCTACTCCTTACGCTTGGAATTACATGAGGTCACGACTTCGTTCTACTGCACCGGATTTGCCTATCTATATGAGGGCAACAACTAACCCGGGTGGAAGGGGTCATCACTGGGTAAAGAAAATGTTTATTGACCCAGCACCTTATGGAAGAACTTACGATGCAACAGACATTGAAACAGGAGAAGTCCTTAAATATCCGGCAGGACATGAGAAGGCTGGCAGAGCATTATTCAAGAGGAGATTTATCCCTGCAAGATTATCAGACAATCCTTACCTTGCAGAGCAGGGGGATTACGAAGCCATGCTCTTATCATTGCCTGAACAACAAAGAAGGCAATTACTGGATGGCGATTGGGATATTAAGGAAGGTGCTGCTTTCACTGAGTTTGATAGGAGTATCCATACTATTGAGCCTTTTCGGATACCTAGTAATTGGGTTAAGTTTAGAGCATGTGATTATGGGTATGGTTCTTATAGTGGTGTGTTGTGGTTTGCTGTATCGCCATCTGAACAGATTATTGTATATAGAGAACTCTATGTTAGCAAAGTCCTTGCCACAGATTTGGCAGATATGATACTAGAGGCTGAAGCAGGTGACGGAAATATTAAGTATGGGGTCTTGGATAGCTCTCTTTGGCACAAGCGTGGCGATACTGGTCCTTCTTTGGCTGAACAGATGATTATGAAAGGCTGTCGTTGGAGACCTTCAGATAGAAGTAAAGGCAGTCGTGTATCAGGAAAGAATGAAATACATAGACGTTTACAGGTAGATGAGTTTACAGAAGAACCTAGATTAGTATTTTTTAATACGTGTACACATATAACTGCACAACTACCTGCGTTGCCTATAGATAAAAAGAATCCTGAAGACATTGATACTCATTCTGAAGACCACTTGTACGATGCTTTAAGATATGGTATAATGTCACGACCAAGATTTAGTATATTTGACTATGACCCTATGGGTGCACCTAAAAGAAGTATGCCAATGGCAGATTCTACATTTGGATATTAAGGATATATAATATGGCTGAAGAAGAAATTATGATTGAAGACCAAGCAATAGCATTAGAAGATACAGAAGATACTGTAGTTGATGATGTTAATGTAAATAGTATGGTAGACTTTGTATCAGAAAAATACCAAAGGTCAGAAGATTATAGAAACAACGATGAAGAAAGATGGCTAAGAGCTTATAGAAACTACAGAGGTTTATATGGTTCTGATGTACAATTTACTGAAGCTGAGAAGTCAAGAGTATTTATTAAGGTAACTAAAACAAAAACATTAGCTGCTTATGGTCAAATTGTAGACGTACTATTTGCAGGAACAAGATTTCCAATTAGCATTGAACCTACTATGCTACCTGAAGGTGTTGCAAAGGATGTTAGCTTTGACCCTAAAGAACCTGAACAGCTTAGAGGTGAACCTACCCTAGACAGTCCATATGGCTTCACTGGTGATGGAAACGAATTACCTGCAGGTGCTACTGCCCAAACACTACAAGATAAGCTAGGACCTCTCACAGATAAGCTACAAGGCATAGATAGTTTAAAGGAAGGTGCAGGTAAGACACCAACAGCAATTACTTTTAGTCCTGCTATGGTAGCTGCTAAACAAATGCAAAAGAAAATACAAGACCAACTAGAAGAGTCTAGTGCATCTAAACATTTAAGAAGCACAGCATTTGAGATGGCTCTATTTGGTACAGGTGTAATGAAAGGACCTTTTGCCACAGATAAAGAATATCCTAATTGGGATGAAGATGGTAATTACAATCCTGTATTTAAAACTGTTCCTCAGTTAAACCATGTATCAGTATGGAACTTCTTTCCTGACCCTGATGCTGCTAATATGGATGAAGCACAATATGTAATTGAAAGACATAAGATGTCAAGAACACAATTACGTGCATTAAAGAAAAGACCTTTCTTCAGAAAAGCTGTTATAGATGAAGCGATTCAAGCAGGAGAGAACTACGTTAGAAAATATTGGGAAGATGATTTAACAGATTACTCACCTGATAATGGAATAGATAGATTTGAAGTTTTAGAATATTGGGGTATGTGTGATACAGAACTCTTAATAGAGAATGAAATAGACATACCAAAAGAGTTAGAGGAGTATGATGAACTTCAAACAAACATATGGATATGTAATGGTAAATTACTACGTATGGTGCTTAATCCATTTAAACCAGCAAAGATACCTTATATGGCTGCACCATATGAGTTAAACCCTTATTCATTTTTTGGTGTAGGTATTGCTGAGAACATGGATGATACACAAACTCTTATGAATGGTTTTATGAGAATGTCTGTTGACAATGCTGTGTTATCAGGAAACTTACTTATAGAAGTAGATGAAACAAACTTAGTTCCGGGTCAGGACTTATCTGTGTATCCGGGTAAAGTGTTTAGAAGACAAGGTGGTGCACCGGGTCAGGCTATCTTCGGTACAAAGTTTCCAAACGTATCACAGGAAAACTTACAGCTATTTGACAAAGCTAGACAGCTTGCAGATGAAAGTACAGGCTTACCATCATTTGCTCATGGACAGACAGGTGTAACAGGTGTAGGTAGAACTGCATCAGGTATATCAATGTTAATGAATGCTGCAAGTGGTAGTATTAAAACTGTTATCAAAAACGTAGATGATTATTTACTTAAACCATTAGGTGAAGGTTTCTTTAGATTTAATATGCAGTTTGACTTTGACTCTTCTATCAAAGGAGACTTAGAAGTTAAAGCAAGAGGAACTGAAAGCTTGATGGCAAATGAAGTTAGGTCACAAAGACTAATGCAATTCTTACAAGTTGCAAGTAGTCAGCCTTTAGCACCTTTCGCTAAGTTTCAATATATTATTAGAGAGATTGCAACCTCTATGGGTCTTGACCCTGATAAGGTTACAAACAATATGGATGAAGCTGCAGTGCAAGCAGAGCTTATGAAAGGTATGCAAGCAGAACAACCCCAACAACAACAAGCTCCAGCAGGAGCTAACCCAATGGACCCTACAGGAGCAGGTGGTGGTACAATAGGTACAGGACAAGCACCAGTTCCGGGAGAACAAGGATTTACAGGAACACCTCAGAATGGACAGCAACAACAACAACAAGCAAATACTGAGCCAACTCAAGCAGTTGGTGAACAACCCCAAGCTACTGAACAGCTTCAATGATTATATAGATTTACAAATAATGAATCAGTATAAAGTGTTAGAACAGGCAGATAATACTGTAATGATGCATAGGGCACAAGGAGCAGTAGCTATACTAAATAGACTTAAACTACTAAGGGATGAAGTAAATGGCATTAAATAAACAGATGGAACTATTTGAAGAGGGTGGTCTCAAAGATGAAGGTGGCATGGTTGATGAAGTATCAGGCAACGATGTACCTACAGGTTCTACACGAGAAGAAGTAAGGGATGACATACCTGCACAATTAAGTGAAGGAGAGTTTGTATTACCTGCTGATGTTGTTAGATATCATGGCTTAGAAAAAATAATGGCATTACGTGACGAAGCAAAACAAGGCTTACAGAAAATGGAAGCTATGGGTCAGATGGGTAATAGTGAAGAAGCTACACTAGATGACGATGTTCCATTTGGTATGGATGACTTAGATATGGAAGATGAGCCACAAGAAGAAATGGAAATGGCTGAAGGTGGTTACGTAATGGTAGCAGGTAAACCTATGCCTATACCTAAAATAGGTGGACAGTTACCTCCTATAACTACAAGACCAATGCCTGAAACTAAAAATATGGCAGTGGGAGGTTTTACTAATCCTACAGGTACGTATCAAGTGCCTACTAATATTGCTACACAACCTTCTTACTTTCAACAGTATTCACAATCAACTGCACCCTTTCAACCTTTTGTACCACCTGCAGGACAAACACAAACACAGGTACAGCAACCTGTAGGAGGATTACCACAACAGCAACAGACTTATCCATCATTTGCGACATTAATGCCTACAGTAGGTGGTAAAAGAGAAACAATAGAATATAGAAATGAAGCAGGGCAAAAATTATTTATACCATTTATAGATGATAAACCTATATATCCAATACCTGAAGGGTATACTAAATATAAAGAAGAAGAAGAAAAACCTATAGTTGAAGATACATCTGTAACACCTACAACTACACAGGTAAGAACTGACGAAGGTAATTCTGATGTATTATCAACTACTTCTCAAGTTAGAGGAATAGACAATTCTTTAATAGATACTAATTTTGCCACACAGTCTCCTGAAAAAATTAAGGATAGTTTTGGTAAGATGAAAGAAGAACAAAGAGGATTAGCTGTGTTAAATGCTATAGATTCAGCTAAGGGTTCTAGCACCTTTGCTAGAAACTTGGCTAGTGGTATGCTAGGAGTAGCAGGTGGTCCACTTGGAATGATTGCAGGTGCTTATGATACAGGTAGTCGATTAATGGGTGGTCAAGGTTTAGGTTTAGGTCAACCTCAAACAGATGCTTTTAATAATATAATAAGTTCCTTTGAACAGCAATATGATGGAATGTCTGGTGAAGAAAGAGACCAAGACCAATATTCTAATTTAGATTCTTTATCTCAAGCAGTGTATGGTCTTAACTATGAAGATGCTACTGCTAAATTAGGAGTAGCACCCACATTTAAAAAAGGTTTTAAGCCGGGAGAAATAGACCCTAGAACAGGTGGTACGTATGATAAATATGGTCAGTCTACTACAGATGAAGGTGGTGTTTCTTATAGTAGTTTTGCAGATGCTGGAAGAAGTTTTTCTGCGATGGCAGCTTCAGGTTTTATGGGAGGTGCGAAGGATGCAGAAAGAGTAGCTAATAAAACAACTGCTAGTGCTAAAGATAGAGCAAGGGCACAAGCTTATTTAGATGCTTTAGCTAAAGAAGAAAAAACAACAGGTCTTATTTCGGACAAAAAAGCTAAAGAAGAAGAAGCTAAAAGGCAAGAAGCACTAGCAGAAAAATCTAGACAAGCTGCAATAGCAGAAGCACAACGCAAAGCAGGTGAAGCTAGAAAAGCTGCTCAAGAAAAAGCTGCAAGAGAAGAAAAGTCAAGAAGAGCATATCAAGCATTACTAGACCGACAAAGAAGAGAACAAGATAGTGGTGGTAGTAATGATGGAAGTCAAAGTGCCCAAGACCAAGCATCTGTAGCTGACCAACAGGGTGGTATGTTCACTGCTGTTGGTGGCTTGATACCTAAAAAGAAACCTAAGACTAAGAAGATGAAGCGAGGTGGATTAGCTTCTAAAAAATAATCCACAATAATAATTCATTGACTTAATAATAAAGTCGTGATATAATGGCTACTTATCCCCCAACAACAATAAATGGCTACGATAACCCCAAAGGAGAAGACTAATGGCAGATGCTATGATTAAGGAAGCAACACCTAAGAAAGTTGCATTTGTAAGTAAACCTTACACACAAGAAGAAAGAATAAAAAAAGAAGAGCAAGAATTAGAACAACTACTGAAAGAACAAAAAAGTGAAGTTGAAACTAAGGCTGAAGAATCGGAAGATAAGAGTGAAGAAGAACCGACTTCTGCTGAAGAGAAAACTTTTAAAAAGCGTTATGGAGACTTACGAAGACATAC